CTGTTCGGTCCGTCAGGTACTCAAAACAGTTGTTAGGAATAATTACGTTACTGTAAGATCTTTGCCAAGGGCCGCCTCTGGCGATAAATCCTTGGGGGTTTTATAGTTTTCGTAATGGAGGGAACTGGTGGTTTGTTGGGTATCCTAGGTGAGGCTGATATAGTTCGAGCCGCAATAGCAACCAGAACGAATTCGCAGTTGCATCAGACTGTATGTGACCATATTAAAGATCATATAGTAGATAGTAAAGAAAAACAAAAAACAAAAAAAAAAATAGATGTGCGCAGGAATTTAGATCAGGAGCAGATACAACTCTTAAATGAACTGTACCCTGAGAGGCACATTGTCACCAGCAGTTACGAAAGGGGGACGCATAATTTTGCCGCCGCTTCTAGGATCATTGAGTTGGACATTTTGCTGAGCAAGTTTCCAAAAGACAAGTTTGTCTATGATATTGGTGGTAATTGGGCTTCTCATGTGAAACGGAATGATAACAGAAGGGTGCATTGTTGTTGTCCGATTTTAGATTTTCGTGATGCACAGAGAAAATCTGTACGTTGGGCGTCGATTGAGAAATTCGTGGCTGAAAAAGAAAGTATTCCTGAAGATCTGGGTAATAAGATTAAGCAATTATACTCTGACGAGAGTCGGATCAGGGAGAACGTGAGGAAACAGGATTTACGGGCTGAGGCTATGGATGGTGTGTGGTATTGTCAAAACAAGTTCGAAGATTGTGTACATAACGTGGCGAATGCGGCGGCTATTGCTATCCACAGCATATACGATATCGAAATAGAGGACTTAGTCGATGCTTTGGAAGAGAAACAGATAAAGCAGCTGACTGGGACTTTCCTTTTTTCTGTGGAGTTGTTGATGGGTAGTAAACGCGGTGAGCTACCAACCGTTAACGGGTTTTTTGAGGTTGAGGGTGACAAAGTGAAATACGGGTTTTACGATGACCCCAACTGTGGTTATACACACAACCTGCAACAGTTGAAAAAATATCTCACAAAGACATATGTTAAGGCACGAGGTGGTTCTGTATATTACCTGGAATTGAACGACATTAGAGGTGACGTTGTGTTCTTTACGTTCACTGATGCTACAGAGGCTGTTATGATGGGCGTGAGTGTTGACGAATCATTCAAATGTATCCCGGTGAACGCAGCAAATAAAGTGGTATTCCCGCTATTTTCCTTGAACGAGAGGAGTAAGGAATTGGAATTTTCTGAGGTTATTTTACCGCGCGATTTCGTGAGCAGAGCGGTTGAATATGTCGACAGAGTTAAGGATAATCAGAATACGGTTGATAATATCAGGAGCTACTTGTTTTCTACCAATAATAGTGTTGTGATAGCGGGTGCTTCGAGGAAGACAGTTGAGAAAGTCAATCCGTTGTTGATCTCGCGTATTTGTACTACATTGCAAGTGTATTCCGAGGTGCGAAGAGAGAAAGAAAAACGCGTTATGATTGCTTTGAAAGATCAGGTGAGGGAAGACGTTTCTCTGAACTCGCTGTTTGCTGCTACTGTAGCGCGTGTTTTTGGCAAGGTATCAGTTTGGCAGCGTGCGCTGAGGGCCTACGCGACATGGATCGGGCACGTGTACGGTTGTGATGTATTGAATTTCGCGAACATGCCGTTATACGTAGAGATTCATGATCGTATTAGGTTATGGTCACAGACTGCGCAGTTGGATGGGTTTTTCCATGATATGGCTGATTTGGAGGAGAAAATGCGCGTTCATCGTGAAATTGAGGAAGAGAGAAAGCGTATTAGCGAGTGCATTGCTTCTGAGAAACTTGGGGACCTATACGTTGAAGTTGATGTGTGCGATAATGTTTCGGAGAGGAATGTTGAGGCTAGAGTACTAAGACCGATGGAACACAAAAAAGGGGCTATCAATTTGAGTATCGTCAATTCGTGGTGCGAAGAGGGAAGTTTATTTGCTTTGGATGAGAGACCGCGGAAAGTGCACACCCCGTTGAAAAACTTGTTGGGAAAAATGGTTGAGATCATATTCCCGAAATGTGAGTTGTCAGCGGTAATGTTTGATGAGCAGGGACAGCGTGTGTATGCGGACTCTTTAGATAAAAGGCAATTAAAACTTCTTTTGGACGGTAAGATTTCACCTAAAGATGTGACTGTCGGCGTACAGCAGAGCATTCAATCAGAAATGGTTGCGCAGCATGATTTTACGCTTGATAAGGTTGTCAGGGAAGTTGCAGCTGAAGCATTCGATATTTGGGGTCGTGAGTTGGAAGGAGTTTCGGAGGAGAAAGAGGAAGTTGCTGTTGTTAGCAAGAGTTGCCGAAGTGTTGCTGTGCAGACAAATGACGACGACGACCTCCCGCCACCGACTGCTACATCTCCATCACCCTCCATCAGTTCTATAGAGGACAACTATCCGCAAACGCCGGACTTTACTACACCGTCCTCGCCTGATTCGGTTGTTACGGAAAGCTCTTCTGACGGAGAGGAACCGGCCGTTAAGCAGTGGGGCTCGACGTGTTCCGAGAGCGACGATGCTTATCTATCTGTATCTGTGATGATGACGGATGAGGTGAAAGTATCGAGATTGCCTAATGCACCAAAATTTGAATCCTTCGCGACAGTGCAGAAGAAGGCGAAGATGGAGTATTTGTGGTACTTGCGTTGTAAGATGATCTCTGATAGGTCAACCTTGCGAGGTATCATAGATGATTTCAATAATGGGTTGTTCTACTCGGAAAACTGTGATACGCCGAAAGATTCATGTTTCTTGGACTATACGACTTCGAGTAACGGCACGTGGTGTTTTTCGAAACGGCCTCAGCGCCTTGGACACGCTTACGGTGTTGGGTTCAACATTGTGGCTGGAAAGATCACGACTTGCGAATTATTCAAGTTATTTTGGGATCAGGAAGTGCTCAGCGATAAACCGAGGAATTGTGGTATGTATAATTACGTTCTTATAAACGACTTGACTTACCTGATGAATGAAATGGTTATTTACAGGAATTTGCAGAACACGTTCATGCGGAAGGAACGTCGGGTGAGTGCGAAAGTCGTGCTTAAGGACGGTGTACCTGGTTGCGGAAAGTCCACGTGGATATTGAACAACGCTAATTTGAAAAGAGATGTTGTTTTGTCGATGGGAAAGGAGGCCACCGTGGACTTGCGAGAAAAATTTGAAGAGAAATATGCTTTCGGGAAAAAGGAGTTGAATCGTGTGCGTACCGTAGATTCGTATCTCATGCACGATTGTGGCAAAGAGATGACCTGCAACACACTGCACTTTGATGAAGCTCTGATGGCGCATGCTGGCATGGTGTATTTTTGTGCCGATCTTCTGGGCGCGCGGAAGCTCATTTGCCAGGGTGATTCCCAACAAATCCCGTTTGTGAATCGAGTCGAATCAATAACGTTACGCTATGCGAATTTGGTGATAGATAAGACGGATAAAATCAGACACACTTACCGATCTCCTATAGACGTTGCGTGCTACTTGACGATGAAAGGATACTATGGGGCTGACCGGATTACGACGACCAATTCCGACGGTAGATCTTTGGGAGTGGTTGGACCCAGGCACGAGAAGCCGATGACGTCTGTGTACTGCGTGCCTTATCTAGCTGGTGTGCAGTATCTAACTTTCACGCAGGCTGAGAAGGAGGATTTGCATAAAGCACTACGCTCAAAAGGACCTGTTTCTGTTAGCACGGTGCATGAAGCTCAGGGCAAGACGTTCAACGACGTCATTCTGGTACGACTGAAGACCACCGAAAACGAAATTTATCCAGGCGGAAGAAAGTCCAAACCTTACTCGATAGTGGGTGTGACTAGGCACAGGCGATCATTGGTCTACTACACGGCTATTGAAGACAGGTTGTATTACGACATTGAAGATATGAAGCGCGTTATGGAGGACAAGCTGATGAAATCGTTTAACGGTGAGCATACCAAATGACGGTTTGGGTCGAAGTTTGACTCTGTAGATGTGTGTGATAGGGAAGTTAAAGTGCCAGACGTAGGAGAATTGCAAACAATTCAAGACTTCTATGACCGCACTTTTCCCGGCAACTCCACTATAGAGACATTCTTCGACGGGTACGAAGTCGCAACTGGTGGTATTCAGATTGAAGTTGATAATTGCAAGATTTTCCCTCATAAGAACGTTAAAGTCTGGCAAGAGAAACGAGGTTTGATACCGGCTTTGAGGACTGCCATGCCCGAGAAGAGACAGAATGGTTTGGTTGAGTCGTTATTAGCATTGAAGAAGAGAAATATGGCGGCACCGAAATTGCAAGAAGCTGTTAACGAATTTGAGATTATAGGTGAGACTATTGAGAAAGCAAAAGCGGTCTTCTTTAACGAAACCCTCATCGATAACACTGAGTGTTCCACTTTGGAAGCGAACATGCGCTGGTGGGAAAAACAATCTCATACGGCTCGCCAGCAGATGTTAGCGGATACGCGGTTTGTAGATCAAATTGATCTTTGCACGTACAATTTTATGATAAAAAACGATGTCAAACCTAAAATGGATTTGACACCTCAATCAGAGTACGCTGCCCTGCAGACCGTTGTTTATCCGGACAAAATAGTGAACGCTTTGTTCGGTCCTGTTATGAAGGAGATCAATGAGCGCATCCGGTACGCCTTAAAACCACATGTTGTGTACAATTCGCGCATGAACGCAGATGAATTAGACAGGACGGTTGAGTTCTTAGATGTGAATAAGAAGTATAACGCATTTGAGATTGATTTCTCGAAATTCGACAAGTCAAAAACGTCACTTCATATTCGAGCTGTGATAGAGTTGTACAAGCTTTTTGGTCTCGAAGAGTTGTTGGCGTTCATGTGGGAAAAATCGCAGTGTCAGACTGTTGTGAAAGATAGGCTTAATGGAATTGTGGCCTACTTGTTGTATCAACAAAAATCTGGAAACTGTGATACATACGGATCTAACACGTGGTCTGCGGCTCTTGCGTTATTAGAGACCATGCCGCTTGAGAAGGCGGAGTTCATGATCTTCGGTGGTGATGACTCTTTGATACTTTTTCCCGAGGAGGTGGTTGTTGAAGACCCTTGCAGACGCTTGGCTTCGTTGTGGAACTTTGACTGTAAGTTGTTTTCTTTCAACCATAATTTGTTTTGTGGAAAGTTTTTGTTGAAAATCGGCGATCGATATAGGTTTTCCCCCGACCCTGTAAAGTTAATGACAAAACTGGGGAGGAAAGATATAGTAGATGGTCAGGTTTTATCGGAGATTTTTGTTTCTATTGGAGATAACTACAAATCTTATAGAGATTTTAGGATTTTGAGTGCATTAGCTGCAGCAGTGCAAGAACGATATAGAACTAATGAAGATGCGTTAGCTGCTTTGATTAGTTTGCGGAAGTACATATCGGATTTTAGTTTGTTTTCTAGTATGTTTGGGTATAAAGGGGGTTTTGTTGAGAGTAAGGTAAGTAAGGATTATGAGTGGTGAGAGTTAAGACTAGGTCGTGGCTCTTTTTGTTTTTCTTATTTACTGGTTTTCAACATGGCCAACCCAACTTCCCTTAAAAGTAACAAACTTGGTGATGTCTCTGCCGATTCGCTTGAGGCGATGATTAACGGTATGATGGAAGATTTGGAGAACAAAGAGTTCGACGAAGAAGACTTAAGGACAAACAGGTCTAGAGCTTACAACGTGGAATCGAAATTTATGCGGAAGCCGCTGGTTTCTGACAAAGTGTGGAAGCGACTGAAGGATCGTTACCAGCAGTGGTCAAAATCTAACAAGGAGATGGGGACGGCGTTTAATGTCACTTTCGAAAACATTATGCTGAATGTGGTTCCCAATGTTCCTGAAGGTTACTCTGGTACTACGAAAATTTCCTTGGCCGATACGGGCTTAACTTTATCGCAACAAGTCATTCCAGATCAAGAACAGACGATGGAATTGGGTGCTGGTCCGCACGTTATGTATTTCAATATGCACTACAGCATACCACTGAACGACGACCGCCCTATTGTCTTACAATTTGAGACAGACTGTGAAATGGCTAACTCTTCGATGAGTGTGATGACAGTTTTTGCCTATTGGAAAGTGTCCTTTAACTTTAGATCTACTTATTACAAACCACAGAGGTCCACATGCACGAAATTGCTGGTCGGTTACAAGAAGGACACGCGAATGAAGGATGCGAAAGATGTTCGTGCTTTTGTAGCTCGTTCACTGGTCATCGAACGCATGCTTAATGACCGCCCTTACGTACTGCCTGATAGCGTTAATGTGGTGAAAGAGGCCTTTAAGAAGAAGGAAGCTGATGGGACGACGAGTGCTATTCCTGAGAAAGGTGAATTTGTTGATCCTATGTTGAAACTGAACTCGGTTGCGCGTAGAAAAGCAAGAGAGTCTGCGGGCAACATGACGTTGAAGGATAGAGAAAAGGCTGCTAAAGAGGGTATGAGAACTGAAGAAGCAGATCAGAAAGTTAAACCGAAGGCAGACATACAATTTGGAAGTGTACAGCAGTTATAAATGTACTACTATACGTGTGTGTGTTGTATTTCCTTATGTAGTTATTTCTTCATAAGAAAATTAACCTACTTGCTTGGACGGAAAGCAAGCGAACCTGTTTCGATATGCAGGAGTCTGCGTCTCTAAGACTGTAAAATTTAGAGAGACCTACACATTCGGGTTGTGATTGTGCGTGGTTCCGACGATACGGAACTGTCCACCGTGAAGGACATAAAATGTCACGGGTCTTATCCCTAGGCGCTACAGATGTAATTGACGAAAGATCTGTATTTGTCTATGATGGGATGTGGTGGGTTGCCACAGCTGCTATGACACAGCAGTTAAGAGGGGTTCGACTCCCCCCCTGAACCGGAGGGTTATCCGGCCCA